GATGATAGAAAATATGTTGAAACTTTGTTTACAAAATTATAATAGTATGTTATAATATTATTATAGATATATATAAAGTAATAAAGGATAAAGAAAGGTAATAAGTAATAGCTATTAATAGCTATTATTAGGTAGCATAGAGGTTCTTCAAGGTAAACTTATGTTGTGCATAGAGGACCCTGTATTGTTAGGTTTTAATTAACCTCCTTACACTGTATGTGGAGTTTGTTTATCCCCTTTGTGTTACCTACTAATAGTTTTTATATTAGCAATCATTATGATGTCGTGATTGTTGATACTTTTAATAGACATCAGAGGATATAATTATGGCAGTAGCAATCGGTGAAGCACTATACCCCGCTCTTTTTGAGCCTAAGGTAGATAAATACACACCAACACCCGGAGTTTATTCAATAGACTTGAAGGTAACTGATGAAGAAAGGGATAGACTAATAGCATCTGGGTTAAAACCTAAACAAAAAGATGCTAATGTGTTTGTGTTTAAGCGTAAGCCTATCACAGCTAAAGGTAACCACATGCCTGCACCTACAGTAGTAGATGAGAACAAGCATGGTTGGGATAGTGCAGTTAAAATTGGTAATGGTTCACAGGTAAAGGTAGCATACTCTACTTACGAACACCAAGCGACTGATGTTTATGGTCTTGGTAAATCTTTAGATGCAGTACAGGTGGTGAGCCTTGTTGAATACTCTGGTGGTGGCAATGCCATCGATGAGTTTGATGCAGTAACTAAGGAAGATGTTCCGTTCTAATAGGCATAACATGTTATGTCTGGCTACTCTGTAATGGGGTAGCCACTTTTAATTTAACTGGGATAGATTATGGAACAGCAAGATGGCACCTTTGTCCAACATGAACCATGTCCAGAGTGTGGCAGTAAAGATAACCTAGCAAGGTACTCTACTGGTCAAGGATATTGTTTTGGTTGTGGACATTGGGAAGGACCTAACGGTCAAAGTAAAGCTGAACCAATTATAGAGGATAAGAGTATGGAATTATTTACAGGTAACAGTGGTGCCATAGTAGATAGAGGTATCAACGAGGATGTAGTACGAAAGTATGGGGTTACCTTACAGTATGGAGAGGATGGTTTAATCAAGAAGCATTGCTATCCATACCATGATGCTGACAATGGTGAGCATCTAGGTAATAAGGTACGGACTGTTGAGTCTAAGGACTTTCTATATGATGGTAACAGTAAAGATGTAGGACTATTTGGAGAGAACATATTCAAGGGTGGTGGTAAGTACATCACAGTCTGCGAGGGCGAGCTTGATGCAATGAGTGTTCACCAAATGTTCGGTAACAAGTACGCATCAGTCAGTCTACGCACTGGCTCTAAGGGTGCGAAGAATGATATTAAGCGTAGCCTTGAGTACCTAGAGTCATTCGACTGGGTAGTGTTGTGCTTTGACACAGACAAGGCAGGTAAGGAAGCGACCAAGAGTGTAGTAGATTTGTTCTCACCTAATAAAGTTAAGGTGTGTAACCTGTCACTCAAGGATGCTAACGAGATGCTACTAGCAGGTAAGATTAGTGACTTCACCAGAGCATGGTGGGATGCTAAACCTTACAGACCTGATGGTATTGTAGCTAGTGAGGACACATGGAACATATTGACAGAGGAGATACGTGTTGAGTCTGTTCCTTATCCTTGGGCAGGCGTTAATGATTTAACTTATGGCTTCCGTAAGGGTGAGCTTGTAACTATTACAAGTGGCTCTGGCATGGGTAAATCTCAAATGGTCAGAGAGCTGGAACATTACTTGCTCAATGCAACTGATGAGAACATAGGTATCTTAGCTTTGGAGGAGAGCGTAAAGAATACTACGCTAGGTGTTATGTCCATTGAAGCTAACAAACCATTGCACCTCAACATGCAAGATGTAGATGACAGTGAGCTTAAAGGTTACTGGGATAAGACTATGGGCAAAGGTCGTGTGTTTATGTATGACCACTTCGGTAGTACCAGTGAGGATAACTTACTCTCTAAGGTACGCTACCTAGCTAAAGGTTTGGATTGTAAGTGGATTGTACTAGACCACCTGTCTATCGTAGTCAGTGACCAAGAGGTACTTGATGAGCGTAAAGCTATTGACAGTATCATGACTAAGTTACGACAGCTCGTACAGGAAACAGGCATAGGCTTATTCCTTGTTTCTCACTTGCGTAGACCAATGGGTAAAGGTCATGAAGAAGGTGGACAGATAAGTCTATCAGAGCTTCGTGGTTCAGCCAGTATTGCACAGCTCTCCGACATGGTGATTGGCTTAGAAAGAAATCAACAAGCAGAGGACCCAGTTGTTCGCAACACTACGATACTTAGAGTCTTAAAGAATAGATTCAGTGGACTCACTGGTCCTGCATGTTCTCTACATTACGACAAAGAAACTGGTAGAATGAAGGAAACAGATTCAGTGGGAGAATTTTAATGAAACAAATTATACTGGACATAGAAGCTAACGGTCTTAGACCTGATACTATATGGTGTATAGTTGCAAAGGAGGTAGAGTATGGAACTACTAATGTCTTTATTGGCGAAGATATTTTTGAGTTTGCTGATTGGGTACGCCTTAATGGTGTTACTCATATTTGCGGGCATAATATTATTGGATATGATTTACCCGTACTGGAAAAGATTACGGGATTCAAATGGAAAGGAGCTGTTCAAGATACGTTAGTCATGTCCAGACTTGGTCATCCTAATAGAGAAGCAGGTCATTCATTAGAGTCATGGGGTAATCGTCTTGGCTTTAGTAAAGGTGACCACTCTGAATGGGGTGAGTTCTCTTGGGATATGGTTGAGTATTGTAAGCGTGATGTAGAGTTGACCGAGAAGGTATACGAAACATTAAGCAAGGAACTTTCAAGCTTTAGAGAGGAGAGTATCCAGCTTGAGCATGACGTGGCTCGTATCATAACTGAACAGATAGCTAATGGTTGGACTATCAATGAGCGTGAAGCTAACCTGTTACTCGGTGAGTTGAGAGAGAAGCTACATAATGTAGAGGTTGATGTACGTAATACATTCAAGCCATTACCTGTGTGGATAGACTTACAACATCCCGGTGACAAGTGGTACAACAAGGATGGTAGTACGTCCAAGCGTGCACAAGCACAGCTAGATAAGGGTGCACACCGTAAAGGAAATGAATGGGGTTATAATATATTCCCTGACTTTAACCTTGGCTCTCGTCAACAGATATCTAGGTACCTTCAACACTTTGGTTGGAAGCCTAATGACTTTACAGAGAAAGGTAATGTCATTGTTAATGAGCGTGTACTCAATGAGGTAGACTTACCACAGGCTAAACAGATAGCCGAGTATCTTATGTTACAGAAACGTGTAGCACAGGTGCAGAGTTGGGTAGATGCAATCGAGATTGATGGTAGAGTACGTGGCTATGTCAATCCTATCGGTGCTGTAACTGGTCGCATGACACATGCTAGACCTAACTTAGCACAGGTACCTGCATCCTATTCACCTTATGGTACAGAGTGTCGTAAGCTATGGACCGTAGAACATGGCAACTTCCTAGTAGGTATGGATGCCAGTGGTCTTGAGTTACGTATGCTCGCCCACTATATGAATGACCCTGCCTATACTCGTGAGGTATTAGATGGTGACATTCATACTGCTAACCAAAAGTCTGCTGGTCTACCTACTCGTGACCAAGCCAAAACTTTCATCTATGCTTTCCTATATGGTGCAGGTGATGAGAAGATTGGTAGCATTGTAGGTGGTACATCTGCTGATGGTAAGGAAGTGAAGCGTAAGTTCCTTGATAACACACCAGCTCTCAAGTCTTTACGTGAGCGTGTAGCAACAGCATCCAAACGTGGCTACCTTGTAGGCTTAGATGGTAGGCGTATATGGGTAAGGTCTGAGCACTCTGCTCTTAACACTTTACTCCAAGGTGCAGGTGCTATTGTCATGAAGAAAGCTTTAACATTACTTGACGTTAAGGCTCGTGTCTATAATTGTAAGTACAAGATTGTAGGTAACATACATGACGAGATACAGACAGAAGTCCTTGACATGGATGCTAAAGCTTTTGGCAAACTTGCTGTCAAGTCTATACAACAAGCAGGTAAAGACTTTAACCTTAACTGTCCACTGGATGGTGAATACAAGATAGGAGAAACGTGGAATGAAACGCACTAACTTTACATGTGACAACGTAAACCCTAGCCATTACAGGCAAGGAAAGATAGAAGTAATAGACTTCATACTGGACCAGAAGATGGACTACCTAACTGCATCAGCTATGAAGTATATATGTAGACATGCTCACAAGCATGGAGAAGGAGGAGATGGACAGATAGATGACCTCCGTAAAGCAAGATGGTTTATTGAGAAACTAATAGACCATAAACTGGGAGAAAGAAATGAGCAAGATTGATAACTTAGTTCAAGATATATACGACCTAGCTGAAACAAAGAGTCACCCTGCTAGGGTACCTGCTGAACAAATCTTTAAAGACTTCGGTTCCAACATGGAATCAATCCTTAGAGATTGGCTATACCCTAAGGACTTTAGTGGTGGCACATTAAGGATGTCTAACATTGGACACCCTGATAGAAAGCTATGGTATAAACATAGGAAAGATAAGTACAAAGGTGAGCGATTAAAAGCTCACACTTTAATCAAGTTTCTTTATGGTCACTTGATTGAAGAGATGATACTAGCTTTGGTCAAACTCTCTGGTCATGATGTAACAGATGAACAGAAGAGAGTAGAGCTTGAAGGTATCAAGGGTTCAATGGACTGTAAGATTGATGGTCTATTGTGTGATGTAAAGTCTACATCAACCTATGGCTTCAAGAAATTCAAAGAGAACAGTCTGCAATATGATGACCCCTTTGGATACATAGACCAAATCAGTGGCTATGGTCAGGCTGAGGGTGCTGATGAAGCATGCTTCCTAGCCATGGATAAATCAAACGGACACCTAGCTGTAACAAAGGTGGACCTGTTAGATAAAGATGTAGTAAAAAGAATCAAGCATGTTAAAGGGATGATAGAATCAGATACAATTCCTGAGCCATGTTATGACCTAGTTGCTGATGGTAAATCAGGCAACATGAAACTGCCTATAGGATGTTCTTATTGTGAGTTTAAGAAACATTGTTACCCTAACATGAGAGTCTTTGCCTATTCAACTGGTCCAAGATTCTTAGCTGTAGTCAACGTAGAACCTAAAGTAATGGAGATTAGAAATTATGAGTAAAGAATATAAATTAATAGTAGCAGATGTGCGTGGCTTTGAACCCCAAGTAAACAGAGCTTTGGATATGGGATGGGAACTACAAGGCATTCCTTTTTATGATGGCTCTAGGTTTATACAAGCTATGATTAAAGAGAAGTCTAAGAAGAAGGATAAATAATGGAGTGGAGATACAGAGGGATGATGGACAAGGATGGTGTGTGTACTATACGAGAGGTTTTCTATGAGCCTGATGGTACAATCAGTAGCTTTGCTGTCGACCCTACTGTACCCACAGGTGACAGTCCAGATGAGTTAGTATCTAGTATGGCTCTGATGTTGGAAAGTCTACAACAACCCTTCTTACTTGAAGGAGATTTTATACCGGAAGGAGATGGTGAACTTGAGTTTACTTTTATAAGAGAAGATGAAAACAAATACCATTAAATATAGGAACAAGTTTGAAGCCGGTGTTGGTGATAAGCTAACTGGTTGGAACTATGAACCTTACCACATACCATACATAACAAAGCGTAAGTACACACCTGATTTTACTAAGGGTAATATATTAGTAGAGTGTAAAGGATTCTTTAGAGTAGGCGACACACAAAAGTATAAAGCTATTCGAGATTCTTTACATTCACAGGAGCTTGTGTTTGTTTTGACCAATGCTAACAAGAAAGTTAGGAAGGGTTCCAAGATTACTATGGGTGAGTGGT